GTCCGTTAGAAGGAAAGAGTCCCTGGCGCAGAGGTAGGAACGAGTAAAATAAATCATTCATAGGTAATCATACATAATAAATCCCCCAAAATCAAGCCTCTATTAGAATCCTCAGTGATGATGCTAACTATGTCTAAATAGAATTTATCTTCCATGGGTTTAGAAATCTACTCTGAAACGGAATTCACGGTAATTAAACCCGCATTGTTCCATTAATGCGATGGTAATCCAATCGGCAATTCCCGCACGATTGCATAATCGTATCAAGCCTGGGTGCATGGTTAAAAGTATTTCATTCATTAGTCTAACTTGGAGTTAAATGCGTTGTAGTAATGTTTATTTGAATTCCACCCGAAAACATTAACGATACATTATCACTTCACATCACACAAGAGATCCAGGGGGATATCCCATGGTAAGATAATAAGGAATAGACTGCATCGGACATGCTAAATACAATGTGTTATAATAACCTATTCCCTCGTATTTAAGAAATTGCTTGAAACCCTCTATTAGCTCTTCCATTGGCAAATTATTTATGAAATATAACCGTGTCCATTCACAGTTCTGAATCCAAACGATGGTAAGAAAGAGAGGTACAGAAAAGGATTACCTACCAGTTCAAATCTAATCGTCCAGATATATTCGTAGCGTAGAACGTAGTTATCGGAGTTATAAAAACTATCCTCCATTATTTTGTGTATTATCCATCAATCGTTCTAATTGATATTCTAACTTATCAATAAAGTTGTAAGCATCTTCAAAGCTACCTTTTTCCTTTTCCTCCAGGATCCAGTTAACAAAGGCAATAAGTCTTTCTTTCTCCATAGGTAATCATACAGAATAAATCCCCTTAAATCAAGCCCCATTGGATCATCCTTGACAAACTCAGGGGGAATAAGTATGATTATGAATGATTAATCAAATTAGATGATATGGATGTAGAAAAGGTAAGCACGATACTACCAGATGGCAGAAACATCACGGTATACACATATAACAATGATAATGATCCAGTAAAGGCGTTGGATAGGGAAATCGCCCAGGATCTGGGGAAATCTAATTATACAGAGTTCATTGATGCGAATATGGACAATCCCTGGGTAAGAGTTATAATACATACCAATAAAGAAATAAAGGTAGATAAGGCTAAGAAGGAAGAACAACCAGAAGAGGTAATATTCCAACATACCCACTCAAAGATAAAGGTACAGCTAAAGGATACAGAATTCTATGTGCTGAATTCCAATGATCAGATTACGGAAGAGAAGTTCAGGAGAGAATTTCTAACAGGACAGGACTGGAGGATGATCTCACCAAGAAGGGAAGTATACGAATCCAGAATGACCGATCATGGGGAAGTGTATTTCAGGAATATGATAACAGGAGTAGAATACAGAAAAGGAATGGAGTTTACCATACCACATAATTGTTCGTATGCTGATGGTCAGAGAGATTTTAAAATACACAGTTTCTATATCAGCGATAATACAGAGGAAAACAGAAAGAAGAACAGGTACGAGTTCATCTATGCAAATACGGGTGATGGAAAGAGTGAGCACCTGAGTAAAGTGATACTGAAATGATATAAGGGGATCGATTAGATCCCTTTTTTATTTGCCTGATACCATATTCCTGAATTGGAGTGAACTTAAAGTTTTAAGGAAAGAAGGTCGTTTATGTCGCCCATTACTTTTAAGATAATAATACTTCATGCTGGTGGGTAAAGAGATATAAATTCTGAGCAGATCTTTCATGTGTTAACCATATAGAATAATCCCTATTAAATCAATCTCCCCCGAAATCAGGATCTATCTCAGAGGTAAAGAATGTATCAGAATAGATCATAAATGCAACATGAAAGCTCACCCATTAGATCACTTGATTATTTGAATCGGGATGGGTATGATTGATCATGAGAGAGATTAAGGGGGAAAAGAAAAGGCTACCCAGAAAATTAAAGAAACAGGTAAAGCGTGTATTGTCCGTAAAGGAATACAAGTTACTTATGGGGGATGAAAGAGCCAGCCTGATATACCAGATCCTTTTAGACTACCGAACAAATCCACCCAGCAAAATTCACAGGGGATGGAGAATGATGTACACAATTGATTAGATCATTTATAAGACACGATCAGACCAGATGAGGCTCGATATAGGGGGAAGAAAGATCGTTCAGCAGATCTAACGTAATGCAGCGATATAAGGGGTTTACTGTACCATTTCATACAGAAACCGAGTGTATTGGTCATTTTGGGCTAATATGATAATCTGCGTTTTTGATATCATTCCGCAGGGAAATTACGGTAGACGTGGTTTAGGGGGTTGTGTGGTCCGAAAACACATGACAAAATCCCCTGCCAAAATTTCCGAATGTCAGGGTGTCAGTCTGGGTTTTTGACCCCATTAGATCACATTTTGGATCGGTAACATATTACCGAAAACCCCCTAAATCAGTTCCTTTATTGTTAAAAGAAGATCTAATCGGTAATAGATTGCCGAATCTATATTTGGCCTTAAGTGGGTAAAAAAAGTGAGTTATAGCCAAACACGAAAATTTACCTTTAATACAGAAATGGTATTATAAGTTAGGTCCCGATGGAATTATAATACCATTATGAACCTATAGTACAATTTCGCTGAAATAAAAACCCCCAAGATCGCTCTCAGGGGTTTTTCGAAAGGAGGCCATGAATGATAGCCCAGACAAACTGAAGTAATAACAAGTAATCTTACACAACTATTTTCATAAAGTCAAGTGGCGTTCGTATAGAACCTGGACAGCCCAACCAGTGAAGGATCCGCCTCTGGATGTTTTGAAACCCCCTGAGTTCAACTGCTCGGCTATTGCTCGGTAGGATCTTCCGATCCCTTTTAGGGTTGTAATCATGGAGATTGCCCTGCGGTTGTGCTCATCATTCAGTGCCTTCTCACGCACAGTTGCGCCAGCCTTTTGTCTACCCTGATCAGTTAGATTGCAAGTTCCAAGTTTCACGCCCTTGGCCTTCTTCATCTGGAGCGCAGCAGTTGTACGCTCGGAGATCTTAACCAACTCTTCCTCTGCTAACGCAGTCTTGAACTTTATGATTAGCGGAGTATCGTTCGGGGATGCTGCACACACGAAGTCGATTCCATTGGCGAGTAGGTAATCCATTAGCAGGGAGAAACGAGTAAGACGAGATGATTCCTTCACCACGATGGTTGCCCCCTCGATCTTCGCCAACTCGATAGCCTCACGCAGTTGCTTACGCTTGCCCAGGAGTTTGTCCAGGTTGACAGTTGACCCGAACTGGATGCGATCCTTATTACCGCCCGACTCAACCTCGGTGATCTCACGGACCAGGACACCGCCAGCGGATTGAACGAAAGATCTAACACAGTCTTGTTGAGCCTCAAGACCAAGGCCAGAGTTCCCCTGCTTTTGAGTAGATACCCTGTATAGTGCAACGAATTTTTTCATAACGTACAAATATACGAAGTTTGTCTAATACCTTAAACGCACGATTAAGGTTTTAGTTACGGTGGAGTATACGAAAGTTATCAACATGACACAATAACATAATTAACGGACAGCACGAAAACCTAATTATCGCACATCGCAATATGCAATATTGTCATGCGGTTTATTCTGCATTAGATAAGCGGGATTGATTTAGGGGGTTGGTGTAGTACCCAGGGGGAGGCCAGGTCCTGATCAGGCGGCATACCTCCCCCTACGTACCCCTGGGTACCCCCCCCCCCTATGGTATCCCCTCTCCCACCCCCCTTCCCTCCCCCCGTAAAAGGGGGGTGCTATGTGGTGAGAAAATTTTTTATAAATTTTGAATTGAAAAGTTAGACCCTTTTCCGAAACACGACCCTGTTTTAAAATCGGGAGGCTTTTGCAAAAAATTTTTTGGGAAAATTTTGAGTTGGAAATTTTGGACCTGGGGGTATTTATCTGGAAACGTTATGAACATTAAGTTTCCAACAGAGTACGAACCAAAGAGGAATAACCGCTGGATCGTATCGGTGCCTACCCTACCAGAATGGGTATTCCAAGAGATAGAATTCCCTTCGGTTGAAAGCGGGTGGTTCTGCGATAAATGGTCGGATATTCATGCGACCTTATTAGATGTGATCGGGCAGAGTATTCCAACAAAGATCCAGGATCTGTATAAATCTGGTAAATTTACATTTTCGATCAAGGTATTAGATCCTCCAGGTGCTGAAGTGGAGCACTGGGAAGTCGTGGGTAAGATAACTCATATCCATAATGGTACTGGTAGTTACAGCAATGACGGTCTGAAGAAGATATCAATTCGAATTAAGCCATACAGCGTGAATCTGCTTAAATCTTAAGGATTTCTACTCATATTTATAGATATGAAAAAGCTGATTAGAAAAATATTAACTGAGGTGGTCAGTACAGATCCATCAAATTCTGATACCAACTCAGTCAATAAATTACTTTCATTACTGACACCATATCTGAATAACAACTATAAGATATATTCTACATGCAGTAGCGACAGTCCTGGAATGTGGTTATTTGACAGGTTAAGTGATGCCTCTCGAATACACAGTATAAGCCTGATTGATATTGCATATGACGTGGAAAAACAATTCGGTATAGATTTCAAGGATGTTCTAATGCCAGTGGTATCATGGGCTAATGAACAAGCTAAAAACCAAGGTATGATTAAGGAATCAAAAACTGAATCTGTTGTGGAGATGCTGAGTAGTCAAATACTGGATTATATCAGATCTAATTACGAGGTTAAAGGAATTCACATATTCAGTAAAGAAAATTCTAATTATTCAATCACTGGATTGGTGGTATTACAGCAAACAGCGATGGCCTATGATTTAATTTATACAACCGATGTTGCCATTCAGATGCAGCATATTCTTAGACAATGGTTGTTTACCAATCGAGATGCTAAACTTTTAACGAACATCACTTTGTTCCTTAAGGAAAATTATGAGAATTTAGGGGGCGGTAAGTTTGCTAATAAACGCTATGGTGTTCAAGTTGATTGGGTGGATATCTCACACACAATCCGTAATGAGTTCAAAACCATTTTACAAAAAGATGATGTGTTTGACCTGATAGAGTTAAGTGAATTGATTTGATATTTATTAACATGAAACAACTTATTCGTAAGATATTACAGGAGGCTAAACAAAAGGCTGAGTATAGCCCAGGGGGAAAGCCAGTAAAGGTTGGGAGATATGTTTATCATGCCAGCAATCCGTACTACCGAAAGAAGATCCAAAAGCAGGGGTTGAAACCTACTGTTAGTGATAGTTACGAATCTCATGCGATGTCGTGGTATGAAGAAGATGGTGCTATTTCCAAGAAGCATCTTCCTCCAGCAATTTTTGCAACCAACAGTGAAAACAAAAAGGATTGGTTTGACTCACCATACGATGATGATATCTACAGAATCGATACGCAAGGATTACCGAACGAATGGTTTACGGATCGCCATTTTGATTGGGATAAAAAGAATAAGCACGTTGTAACCTTTCAACCAATTCCATTATCACACATTACCCTCATTTACCAGGGGACTGGAAATCCTAAAGACTAAAAATACATGAAAGATATTATCAAAAAAATATTAACCGAAACCATAACTAAGGTAGTGGAGAATGAGTCGAATAAAATGTATCAGTTTATAATGAAATATTTGTCAGATAATATCGTGATAGCCACTCATCCAAAAAATAAGAATTTTAAATTTCATTTCAACAGAAATGATGTAAAAGTTGATGATGTAAGAAAAGTGGTCTATTTCAATCGAAATAATTGGTTGGAGTCTGCTCAGATGGTAAACTTATACGTGGATAGATTTATAGAGGATACATTCAGTATTCCTGAAGAAGTGAGTCATGATATCTATATTAAATGGTTAGAAACTTATGTTGATCAAAATCCTGACATCATTTATCGAATAAAATTATTAAAATGAGAGAGTTAATCAAACAAATATTACTTCAGGAAAACAAAAAGCAGATATCAGAGAAAATGCAGAAACTGATATTTGATTATCTAAACAGTCGTTTTGTGGGAGTACACAACCATGATGATGGCAGTGTTCATGTATATGAAAAGGATAATGTAACATTCAGGGGGAACATTGTTGATAGAACTTTGGAGGAGCCGAAGTACGTAAATGTTTCTGGTCTTGCTACCTTGATCAGACAGGACTTCGCCATCGGGTTGATGAGTGCTTTGAGTCATGCTACGGCCTGGGCAAATACTCAGCCTTACGAATATGAGTCGTATGAAGAATACGATGATGAAGAAGGTTATTAAAAATAAAATGTATTCTCAAAAAATTTTTGGGGATTTTTTATTTCAGAAAGTTTGACTTATCAATTTTTTATCAGTATGGTTCAACCTATGGATGAGTTGAATTATGATATACTTAGTGTATTTCCACCATTATGCCGTTTGCAATTGCCCAGGCTAAAAACCTATATTATGATAGTGAACCTCTGGTAAACTCAGATTATAATGCAAGAATTAATGGTCCTTACTCTAACAATGCGCTGGTATCTGATCACACACGAATATGATCCGATCCTCACGCCAGCCATTACCAATATTGTATTCCATTACGCACGATGAGAGAATTACGTAACATGGTTAGCCTATCTGGAGCATATGAGTTATGGGAAGGATTTAATTATGACAGAACGGCTCAACAATTATACATAAATCTATGGATAGATAAATTTAAGGGGTCTTGACTATCTCGAAACTCGTTGGTATGATTGGTAATGCTGCAATTAATCGCTGATATGGGCAAGGTGAATACAGATCACATTGCGGTCGGAAGTTTAGTTATTGGTGTACCAATATGTCGGTTTTTACATGGTGTAGGAATACAAACTCGATTTTAAAAAGTATAGAGATGAGGGAAACCATGTATAACATATCAATTGCTCCAAGGCACGACATATCATTATCTTTTTTAGAAAGGAGTGGTCTAAGGGGTGCTCATATTCCGATGCGTGTGTTTTATGGTTTATTTGTGGCGGAGCTATTATGTTAGAAATGTTATGGACTGCATCAACTGTAATGGGAGCCACTGATTGTCATAAAACAATGGCTCGGCTTGAAGTGGTGTTGTATCGAAGTTTCTTACAATTAAAATTGGATGGTTTTATCTATTGGAGGGAGCAAGCATAACAATGAAAGAAGAAAAGCGAATGGTTGCGACCAGGAAAGAGTTCATAGAACTGATGCGAAAAGAATTCATACCGCATTGTGTGAAAACAATCGGTACCGAAGGCTTTAACATGGGCTACGCACTCAATAACTGGACAATGTTCTTCTATTACAATAGCGGGACGACATATGTGGTGGAATTGATTGAGGAGGTGAAATAATGCTTGGCCTACAGAATAAAATAATAGATATGCGTATTAGAACTATAGATTGGTTTCTGATAGTAATACTTCCCGATAAAGTAGTACCGCCAGAAATACATTTTATTCAATACAAATAATGCACGATTTAATGATTGACATAATGGAAATGCGCTGGAACTGGGTGGGTGATTTTAGGGGGATTCTTCTGAAAGACACAACACTTGTTCCTGAAGAAATTAGTATCAGATACAGATAATGTTTGAATTTTTACAATCGCTACGGAAAGTAAGTTTTAACGGGTGCCTGTTCACCGTTGTTAGACCTTTTGATGAGGAAGATGGTTTATATACTGCATTTAAAGAAGTAATGCAATCTATGGGGAATTACCTGGTGATCCAACATTACACATTAAAGCGTAGGTTACGTAAGCCGCAGACACTGCGTTTCTTCTCGTTGGGTGAGGCGCACTGGTGGGATGTAAAATTTTTGGATCTAAATATTTTTGATCGCAAGGAACTAAAAAAGTAATGGAAGAACTTTTCGTAAGGCTATATAATTTAATGCTGCATGATAGGTATTATCGTATTAGCATTCCAAAGTCCATTATAAGTTACGATACATTAGATAATGTGTTGACATTGTTTGGTGATGTTCGTATTTACCCAATCTACTTTGATTGGTGGGATGGTGAACCAGTAGATGGTATTGTATTTATGCACATGGACCAATACAGTTCTGGTAGTCCTACAATAGAAATTTTTCAATAATGGAAGAATTGTTATTTATATACCTTCATAGTTTACGCATTAACGATAATCTCTATCGTGTGTCCGTTGGAGAGCAGTTACAACCGTATGGGGCAATGAACGACACCGTTAAGCTGTTCGGCAAATACTCAATGGCTCCAGCCTTTGATGTCGATCTCGGATTTAAAGTAAAGCATCCTCCTGGGCTTGTGATCAGATCCATGGATCAGTATGGCGGTGCAGATGATAAACAAATAAGCATATTCTAAAATCACCCTCTCATGCGAACTCTTAAGACAACCAGGAATGCTCCTAAAGCAGAAAAAGATCGACTTCACAAAAAGATTAAGTCTGCTTATAATCTATTAAATCAGTACGGATTAATATGTGATGCATCTGCAATACAGATTGAGGAGTGGTTCAGGTATAAATTCAAGCGCAAATTATAACCCTCCCCTAAAATCACTCCCATTCATGAACCAAGTAATATTAATCATTCAGTATGTCGATTGGATTTTTCGCAATCCAGTGCATTACCCTATCAGCGGATGCGTGTATCAGAAAGAGCTAATATTCTCTGATCTGTACAAACGGTTAGAACTTTATTAACCCCCAATATCATGCTCGACTTTTACATAGCCGATTCTGAAATTTATCAAATGTATTCACAGTCTGAAATCATATATAAAACCATGGTGTTTGCTTGCAGCTTACCCACGTATCTGACCAACTAAGATGGACCAATTAGTAGATAATATTTACTGGATCCTGAATAGAAACTACAGGATATCTGGCGGCATCAGGTTCTCGATCATATTCCTTGTTCACCCCTTTTATCACGCTTTAAAGAGATCAGAACTTAATATCTCCTAAATGAAAGAACTATACGGATCTACCAAGAGCTTAATTAATTGGTGGATGATGCCGATTCGGATTTATAATACGCTGTTATCCATAGACACTCATCTATACAAACATTTTTTATATGAAGGAACTTTTAAAGGATGATATCGGGGGATTAAGCCTGAATGGTGATTGCTTTCGGATCCGAATGAAAAGAACCTATTCACTTCATCCCGCTTTAATGGGTGCCTTAGAATTATTCGGCACCTATGTGGGATGGGATATTAAGCCTGGTAATATCAGGTGGATCTCCCTGGATTGTTATAGCGGCCTAATGAAGTTTCCCATAGAACTAAACTAACCATGCTCGAATTAATGCTTTGTGATTATCGTTTTCTGGCAAATAAATTTGTCTTTAGCGATGTGCCACGTTTTAATACAACCATAAATTCATACTATGGGTTAGAGAGGGCTATGGGGCTTGGGAATACGGTTGAAAGTCTTTTTATTGCAATTTTAAAAATCTGATAAATGAAACAGTTAATTGATATCTCCGTCGACGAGTTTTACGATATGCCCATGTATGCACAGGGCTGGTCCTTCTTTGGACCGAACGCAAATTATGTAACGGATATGCATCTCCCGATCCGAATGGTTATCGGATTCCCTGCTGTATATTGTACCAGCTTTCATGCTGGCGTTCTGGAGGCGATTTAAGGGGTCTTGATTTTATTCGGATTTATCTGTATGGTTACTCCATGAAAAATTTACGTGTTGTAGTTTTGTGCAATGCATTTTTGCTTGATATCTATATTAAGATGCGTAATAAGCGCATTAGCGAACTTCATAGACATATTAATATGGAATGAGAAAACTGAATGGAAACCACCGTTGAATTCATTATCGATGAGATGTTCCGTTTCGGGGACTCTGATGGTTGGGGGTTCTTTGGTCCGAACGCAAACTACGTGAGCAATATCGAGGGTATTCTCTGTGATTTTTTGATGAGTGAGTGGGGTGGTACCGAAACTTATGTTAACGTTAGTTTTTAATTCTGTTTTCTCTCTCGTAACGCTGGGTGAACGCCCAGATCCATCTGATGATGGTGTGCGGATCCTCTTGGTAAACATCATCTAATATACGCCCTGGGGACTTGATTTTGCCGAGCTTAATTTGTATGGTTGTTTATGTATGATCTGAGAAAGCTGGTTTTTCGTGATAGGGTATTTAATTGTATATGGACCGAAGTTGTGTACGGAAACACCAGAGCGCACTTTTATATACCCCTAATAACGATTGATGGGAGATTTTTACTATAGCATCGGAGCGTTTGAAATGATATGGCAAGTGTATTGCCATCACGATCTGAAACTGATCACTATTTACAAACAAGTTGTCGGTGTTGACATCGAGGCAATATGGACATATCTGCCGAGCACACATTAAAATAAATTCATATGCTTACCCTGAAATGTAATGTACTTTATAACACGATTTTTATCAGTCCGTATCAGCGTTTTCGATTTGTCAGGATTCAGGTTCCTGGTATCTAAAAAACGTTCTGCGGTCCGAAGTTCCTAACCCCCAGCCCCCTAAAATCATGAACCAGTTATATTTTGATCCACGTAGTTCTGATATTCTCGAAATTTGGAGAGCGCACTTTAAATGTGATGAATCTATAATACACGCATATCACGAACTACACAGACATTTTAATTTTGAGTAAAATGAATGAATGTATAAATGCCCTCTGGAGATTTCATGCTCTGCTAATTGAACGGGACACGTTTGTTGCCTTCAGCATCAGTAATTCTGCTGCTGGGCATGTTGCCACGAATGAGATACTGTTAATAGATATGGGTTACACTTATCCCCACTGCAATCCTGATCATGCTTTTTATCTTATACCACAACGCCTTAAATGATGAAAATAACAACATACAACGAAAAATGGATCGGTACCAGGGTCTATGTTGCAGATGCAAGTTTTAAAGCAGGAGGCTTTACTGGTACTGTAGCTGGAGTAAATGAATCACACTGTTTTTATTCTGTCAGAATAGATGATTATTGTTTTTCGGATCCGAGCTTTGTTGAGAATATTAAGGGTAGCGTTTGGGAGTATCCTGCGCTGCATCATCATTGCAAGAAGAAACATATAACCGTTTTATGAAAGAGCTATACACCCATAATCGACATCTGATTAAGATCTGGGAAAATGTCTGCGATCACGATCTGGTTGTGATAGCTCTGTACAGTGAATTTGTCGGGCGGGATCAGGAGGCCGTAATAAAAGACTAATGAAAGATCTACTCCACATACATTCAGAGGTGTTCTATAAACTAACCTTTAGTGGATGGAATTACTTTGGACCGTCTGGTACCAGCACCCTGATGGAATCCGCTCATGGAGCTATGGATCTTTACCGCAACCTGGGAGCGGATGGATCTGGAATGTATTTTCTGTATGATGTTGAATTTTAAAATCGAATATATAACCGAAGTTTTCAAACCCCAGCCCCTTTTAAAATGAAACATCTAATGAATGATCAGGGACTTGTTTATAACCTGTGGCATAATTATACTGTCATTAATTACGATCTTCCGATTATTATGGTTTCTAATTCACTTATACAAAAATTGTTTAAGGGCACTACATTTTATTTTCGTTAATCCATGTACCAACACCTACAACCGATCCGTTCCATAATGACAGTTTCGTTTGGAATTTACCTTGATATTGTACCCATGGTTGGTAGTGTAAGGCGTATCGATACCAAGGTTTTTTATGAGATGCGTTTCACCTACATACCTTTTCGCTACGTTTGGGAATGAATACTCTTATAACTACAATCCTGATTACTGTTAAGAGAAACAACTACGACACTAATCGGTGGTACGCCATTAACGATATCGAAAATTCGGTGTTTAGACAATGGCGGTTTATGTTCGGTGGTAGGGACAATTATTCGTGGGTTGACAATACCAGATAAGTTTTGTAGCATTGTGTAATGCTGGAAATATTAAATAATGATTATTTAGAAATAGCACATATTTTTATTTTTGATCGCATTCCTGGGTTTTATAGTGTTATAGATGCAAGTTGGTTGTTAGCATATAGTATGGACTATTTTAGTAACAATATAATTTATTCCTGGGTGAGTACATGTTAGAACTGTGCTGGCATACACGTATGTTTGGTGGGGAATACGAAATGTATAATTTCTTTATTGACTATACAGATATTGATTTCATTGAAGAGGTGGTCATGCAGGAGATGGGGTTTATATTTTCCTTCTCCGATTATTGCTGGAAGATCCGTTTTGTAACCCGAAGTTCTCAAACCCCAGCCCCCTTAAATCATGAATAAACTAACACATAATTGTTTCAATGCTCTGGCTAATCAGATCCATCATATGAAAATTAAAGGCATCATGACTACCACCATTCAGAACACGTTGTTTCCTGACCTGGGGTATTATTGGTGTACGTTTGAGGGATGGAAAGCTAAATTATATAGATGAAGGATCTAACTAACTACATATCGGACAATACGGGGAACAAACAACGGTTTTTATTTTATGTGAAGGCTGGGCAGCGGATTGTTTTGATAACCGATCCTATACAGAAATTATTGGAGATATCATGAATGATCTTTGCTGTAATCTTATTTGCATCGGAAAGCCGCTGAATTTTGTTTCACATTACGAGAGCACGTTTCCATTACCCCTGACTTTGTTTTCTGTAAACAGATTTTTTTTCCGCTCCCTTAACTTCAAGGCTTATAGGGGTGGTCTGTATCGTCTGTAGATCTTGATTAAGCAGAAACTTTTCTGTATCGTTGGTTATGCTGGAAATAATAAAAGATTGTATGGATACGCAGAAAAACTATTTTACTTATTCTAAGATAGATAAATTTTATTACTGCATCACTTTAGATTTCCCAATTCGGTTTGTTCTGGGATTTCATAGAACCATGGAAACCTTTGCCTGGACCCCACAAACAAGAACAAGTATTGACTATTTAAAAATTAATTTGTACCGTTAAATAATGTATGGAACGCTCGTATTAGGTTTACATGATATGGAACCGTTGCTTAATGAGTTTCGTGTTATCTGGGAAGGATACTGTACGTATGATAATTTATTGATATCTATTTACACTACCTTGGAAAGTGCTGAGGATACTTTTATGATGATATGAGAGCTATGCAAAAATTGATCAGTACAATTAATAGTAATGAGTCCACTCTGTTTATCTGGAATCTGACTGAAGGTGCTTTATTGATTAAGCTGTATATTAATCTTGACATAATAGATCCGCAGTAACAGGAAATGATCGATTTATTACCAGATACAGCAGACTTTTGTAACAGAGGTGTTCTTGCGAAAATAGGAACCTCCAGCACAATTCACATGCTTTGTGATGTTGATTATCACCTTTGGAAGTGGGAATTTAACTTCGTGGCTACGGATCTTTTTGTGTGGCAAATAAAATAACATGTTCGATCTATGCAGTTCCACATATGATTTGCTGATGTACGATTTTAGGATCACATCTACATCCACATCAAAGGGAATGTGGGATACTGTGTGTCAGTTGGAAAACACACCCTTGTGGAATATGGGATTTATGTATTATGATACTTTCTGGATATCGTTATGAAAGAAATTACTATAGAAGATCTGATCAGAGCATTAGAGGTTTCAATGCACACAAATCTGATCATTGTAAATGAGGGAACAAAAGGTAATCCCGACTACGTAATACGTGGACAAAATCTTGTTGCATCGGAAATGAGAATGTATCTGGAGATTTATCAAAAGAAGTGAAGGTTTGATGCGTGAATTATCTGAATACTGTTACCGCAGTATACATAACAAAATTATCTTTGGGAAGGTCATAGGGACTCACGATGCCACTCCACTGGATCTGGATATGAAATTCGCCGCTAATATGGGTTTTTGGCGTATCCACGAAGAATTCTACGTTTGGCAGGAGGGTGTATGATTGGTTTTTGAACTCGGATAAGATATTTATTTCATATGAAAAGTATCATCAAGAAGATCTTAACCGAGGCGAAAAAATCTAACAGGATAACTATTTTGTGGAATGAGGAGGACTATAAACTGTATTCTCTGGTTAAACCCTATCTTGAATCGATCATAGACGTTTATTTTGATCCTAATAAGAAGATAACCTACTTAGCAGAAAAGGATACTGATAGAATCATCCTGGATAGTTTTAAAATCAAACAACAGCTTAGAGAAATGTTTGACATTTCCGCTACCCAGGCATCCGAATTTTTTCAATTATTTGAACTTGAGGCTAAGAAAATTCGCAAGCCGCTTTTTCCTAATCGCATAGATGAGAACGAAGAAAAAAGTGTGGGACTCATTTATGATGTTCTAAGTAATATCGGCTATAAAGACAATGTGTTTGGTAATCCGAAATATTGTTTCCATCATGATATTATCACCTCTTGTTACACTGCAAAGGCTCATAACACTTATGATTACAAAGGTCTTCAAAGATATTTTCTCATAGGATTATTGGTGCAGTATTTTCAAGAAGAATACGGGTTCCATGATCGTGAAATCTACAAAGGTTTAGAACGATTCTTTAACATCGATCTTTCTTTTTTCTACGAAGATTAACTTGACTATCAACCAATTTTAATGTATGGTTATTCATGCGTGATGTGTGTATAGATACCTTTCTATTGACAATTCAATATGAACTTACAATAGATGGTTTGTGGGAAATAACTGATTACATAGATAACTTGGTATTTCAAAACAAGGATTTTGCATTCACTGATAACCATTGCTGGATTTTACGTTAATGGAAGATTTACTTCAGAAAAAAATGTTGTGGTGTTTTAAAACCATGGATAAGAACGGGTGGTTGGTCGATACTCAGCCTAATTTCGATCCTCTTAAATTTATGGGCTATCTGAAAGTAATCACATCTCACATCTATATTGCGAACCCGATCACTCGATATGATGGGAGTATATATTATCCAATAAAATAATGGAACAAAACGACAAAATTGAGCTAACTGGTGGTGGTCTAAAATGCGATACACCAGGATGTGGATGGACGGATCCATCCATTAAAATGGAAGATTATTATAAGCACGTTAATGATGTGTGTCCTAAATGCGGAGCAAATGTTCTCACACAAGAAGATTTCCATAATTTTCTTACACTACTTTCTATAGTAGCTAAGGTGAATTCAATGTCTGATGAAGAGATCGGCAAACTTACTGAGGGCAAGGTTAAAGATCCGAATCAGAGGGTTATTGCTACCATCGAAACACACAAACAACTCCGTATAACCGATATTCGAAAAGCAGACGAATAAATACTTTACAGATATTTATATTGTGAATGACTTGTATCAGACAAATTATACGTGAGAGCCTGGATACCGCTGCGCTACTAAATTCCAGAGTCGGTAAGAAAGTTATCGAACTGATGGATAAATTTTATGAATATGGTATTATAACCAGCTACGAAGAAGAAGATCGCTTAACTGGTAAACCAGATTTTAATCACATCTATCAATTCAAAGATCGTAATTCTCCATTCATCGATCACCTGGAAACGGTAGTAAGTGAAATAGAAGATTTCACAGGTCTTGACGAAGAAAGTATTCGTAAGTTGGTTACATACTGGTGCATCAGTAACCTTAAACAGAAAATTAATGTATGAGGTAATAGATCTAACGTTTACATTTTATTTGACTGTTCGTGAATTTAATCATAATATAAGGTTTAGGTCGGTGAATGAGATGATGTATGATGTAACGGAGAGTATGGAATACAGATATTATAAATTCGGGATGCACTCGCTATGAAAACATTATTCAATGATAGCATCATCATTGGTACCGATCTGTATCGCATATTTTTATATGGTTTCAAACCCCACCCTTCTCTCGCATTCATTAGAGGGCATATTGAGGGGCAGATTTTAAAGCCATTCAAAAGTCAGTTTTCATGATATTTACTTAGGTAAATGCCATCGATTAATGAATCCTTTATCAAATGCTTAAAGCAGCATTTTCCAATATTGCGTGATAATCATAGTTATTATGTGAACATTGCTTTTACGGTTGAAGGTACTGGACCCGTTCAGAAATTATATCTGAGAAACTACAGTCAAAAACAAAAAATCAAAAAGCGAATGCAGGAGTTCCTGGTAGAACAGTGGGCATTATCTCCAGAGGAATCTAAGGATATAGTTAAAGCCTTTTTTCAGTCCAAGTATTACAAAGATTTGCCTTGATTTTCACCATAAAATTTATTATGATTATTTATGGAAATTAAATACGTAATTTTAAGATCTAATGAATGCAATGGCCGCTGGTCTTATTATGGGGGACCTAAAACATATAGGGAACCGTACAAAAACACATACGTCATTAACAAATATGATGATCGCTATCTAAACACTGATGTTAAAGATGCGGTTTTGTATGATACCAAAGAACAGGCGATTGAAGAGATAAAAAATTTCATGGCTATGGTTGAACACCCAGATCCTAAAACCAAAAAATATCTCGGTGTTGGTATCTTTAAGATTGAAGAAGTTTACATTAATACAATGCCAAAGGATGATGTCCGTAACCAAAAGGTGGAATTATCGGAATAATCATCGGAAAATAATATTTTTTATTTTTTAATTGGTTAATTACTAAGTAGTTGTGGCCTTTTTAGCCTTCGGATTTACAAAACACCTTGACTAATCAATCAATCTTCAGTACAGTTGATTACACCTAATAATAAAACTGTATGAAAAAAATTGTAGTTCTTTGCGCTGTGGTACTTTTAGCATCTTGCAAAACCACTGAAACGTACACTGTAATCAATAAAGGTACTCTGTACAAAAACGATGTTGAAAAGCAGATCCTGGTAGTTGCTAACGAGCATGATACCGTTACTGTGTGTAACAAACGAGCATTCAAAAAATACAAGGTAGGCGATAGAATTCGTACCACCTCAAAAGTGTGTGAAGTTCCCTTCTATACCTGTGGAGTAAACAGAGTGATGGCTCAAAGATGATAACATGGGTCAATGATTTTCGTGGGTTCATAGCAAAACGTCTTGACTGCACAGATTTTAAAGCAACTGCGTTCACGGCTCTTCAATGTATACAATTGTCGTTAAGATCTAACGAACCGATGGATAAATTTGATCCGCACCTTTTTTAATGCAGTCATTATTAATAGATACTTCTCGTCTACCCTTTCCCATACGGAGATTAGGTTTTGGTTTAGAGAATACCCAGAATAAAATATTTTCCAGGAAAATGTTGTACGGATCGCATTATTAGTGGGTGGTAAAATATACTATGAGGCGAGATGAAAGAACTTCAAGCGGATATGAAGGGCGCAGTGTTCGGCAAACTTTTTTGGACTCATGTGAAGTTCGATACTACCTCACTTGTAATACATCAGGGAATTAATGACAATATAGACACAAAAGCAATATTATGAGAGCAGAAGAATTTGTAAAAATTAAATATCCCAGAGCCAGAGCCGAAAGATATAAAACCAATGGACCATTTGGCAAATCTTATTATCTAATCTGGTCAGATTTTAAACAAACTACCCGCTTAGGTGAGGGCGATACCAAAAGTAAAGCCTGGACGAATGCCCGAAAAAATTTAGAGAGTATCAACTCATAATTATGGATGCACTCTGGATTGCCTTTCATAAAACCAGAATATGTAAAATCTGGGACGATTATACGATGCATGATTACATGCTGGTAAATTTAGATCTTGATTTACTATGTGGATTGTGGCAGTTATTTGAACCCAAACCAAATCAGAGTAGGAATGTATATCAGTTTCCCTTGTAATGAAAGACAAATTTCATATCCTAATTTTTCATTATCTGAATAGTTTATTCAAACCGATCCTTATCGGTAATACTCTATTGGTGAAAGTCAAGAACGAAGAGAGGTATAAAAATTTATCCGAACTTAGAGATATGATCTGCGAGGTTTATGGTATTGATTTAGCTGAGGCCGAAGAAATATTCGAGGCTTGGAAAAAAACCGCATACAAGTTTGAGCCTACGTCCACCGAATCGTTTAAAACGTTAATGGCGTTAGAAGTCAGTTCAACCAACGAAAATATGGTTATTTTTGTCGATCAATTAACCAACACCTAATGTTACACATCGTTTCCTTCTCTCAAAACACTCTTACTGAATTTCACAGTAGGATGTTATTAGCATTGTATTTAGCAGATCCTTTTGCGTTTAATGTACTTCCGAGGGATATGAAATTTTATAGCGGGAGCAATAGATTTTTGAACCCAAATTGTTGACCCTTTGTTTACTCCTGAATTACGTATATTTGTACGTTAACCGATATTTACTATTATGAAGGATATCATTAAAAAAGTAATACAGGAATCAGATCCTGATCATGTGTTAGAAACACAGCGTTTGATAACCAACACAGGTTATATTGGGAAGGGTACCATTCTGCGCTTAACACGCAAAGGTTATAAACCATATGAAATAAAGGACGGGCAAATTATTCCTTACGAATTTCACGGATTAAAAAATACAACAGCATCGAGCATAGGTCATAATGTAAAACCCGACCAGGTATTTGTTTTTCTAACCGATGAAGAATTAGCTAAGTGCGTAGTGATGAGTCAAAAGGTCGTGGATCTAATAAGCAAGTATGAAAAACAGATAGAGTTGGCGAAGGGACTATTACCATCTTTTATTTATCACGAAGTTATTAAAAGCAACTCCGTACCAAAAGGAGATTAATCTAACATCCCGTTTTCTTTTCTGTTACCGATAAATGTTTCGGCATATTTCTCTTCTGTACCGTAAGCACTCGGCACCCAGGTAGGTTTAGCATCTAATTCAACCATGAGTTCATTGATCACCTTTAGAACCAAGTAAAACGCCTCTATCAACCCCACAGACTCGTATTTCTTCAATTTACGAGCATATTCCCAGGCAACATACATCTTATCCGCCACAGAGGTAGAAAAGCGTTCCTCGTCCCCTAAAAACATTAATACAACCTTTCCCGTACTCACATCACGCCGTACTTTATAGTTCAACATTGATCTGATGATTTGCTCCAGAATGTTAGCATATTTGTTATCCAGGTGTTCCCTGATTGTAATTCTCATACCCATAAATATCCCTTGATTTTATAATATTTCTTGTGTATGATTGAATCATGTCAAATTACGGTACACCGAACAGTCCTTTATTGAAGGATCTACAAGCCGCAGGATTTAAGGTCTTAGCCATTACAATCATGGTATGCGAAGAAACATTCGTATTCCAAACCAAAGAAGAAGTGGATGCGGCAGTTGAATGGGTAAATCGACCCGATAGTATTTGGAAAAACGAAGGGTGGTGGTATGCTTTAGAAGATGATGAGTGTCCTTGGGATCAGACTCTGACAGAATATAGAGAACAGTACTATAAGAATGAACTGGAAAATGCGCCTAAAGTATATTGGCTGAATGATGGGACTATCCAGTAGAAAGGCAATACAGTTATTGTCCGAAAGTTCGGATAATTACATCCACCATTACATGGGTGATTCTACTATTCATAATTTAGAAGGAGATGATATCGGAACAATTTCCTGGCGAGTATTCAATAATCTACTCAATAAGGAAAAAATCCACAAAGTTGCTAACTCCGATTCTTTCTGGAGCCAGGGATATTACAGACTCAAATAACCTCCATTTACTGTTTCCCCACATATTTATAGGATATGATTAGGAAACTTATCACCGAGAACTTAGAGTCTAAATTAGATGAATTAATTTTCAAATACATTGACAATTTTCTTTCTGTTGAGAAACAGGGAAAATCTATGTGTTTCATTGATGAGCCAGCGGATCCGCAGGGTGCATTGAGTAAGTTATATCATGATATAGCAGCCTCTTTTAATATTTCCACTACCGATGCAATCCGTTACATCAGCAAATGGTTTAATAATCGCAAAGCATCTCAAAACACCCTTACAGCCAACTAATTAAGTAGGGGTACTTATTTCCACCTACGCTGGTATAATTTTTGCATCTTTTTTAATAAAAATAAAGATGGAAAATGTTTCGCCATTAAAAGAGGGTGATATCGTCTTAATCGATGATAACAAAGATGATTTATTCCTCATGGAACATGCTTTCCACGCACTCGGAATTACCAATAAGTTATTGACGTTTGATAACGCAGTAGATGCCCTTAACTATTTAAAATCTAATGTACAACCGATGTTGATTATCTGTGATGTAGATATGCCAACAATGGGCGGATTAGAATTGCGACAAAAATTATATGAAAATTCTACATTAAGAAGAAAATGTATTCCATTCATCTTTTTAACTGGAGGTGATTCCGAAGTAGATATTGAACTTGCTTTTGAATTCTCAGTTCAGGGATTCTTCCAAAAGACAACTAATTTTGATGAGTGCGTAAGATTATTAGAAATTATCATCACTTATTGGAGGACGTGCAAATTTCCACACAATATTTTTAAAATGTTGGTTGAAACAAAACCGTTTGATTGACTTTACGAAAGTTTCTCTTTATAGTTAAGAATGAAAGAACTCATCTTCGCTATAAATAACCTTGAGCCTCGCCTACCCAATTACAAATTAGACCCTAAATGGGGACCACCACCAGGAATTCTTTACTGGATCGCCCCTACCAATGTAATCGTACACTTCCAAGACGTAGAGGTAGATCTTTTTTTATTAATGGATTACGTATTGACATTTAATCTATCCGTTAGTAAATACAAATCGCTACACGCAAATATTCCCATTTCCAAGGTTGACTTTCTAATTCCTTTTTAGTAGGATTAGAATTATGAAATTACGATTTTATCAGGATCCAGATACCAGGTGGTATGTGGACTTACCAGCGTGGCCTGGAGCGAAGGCCGATCTTGAAATGGTTGCTGGCGCAGATACAATGCTCGAATATATGTCAGAAGGCACTGGTGAAGTACATTTGTATTTATCTACAGATCCTTTTGAGGGTGCGGATGAATTAAAATTACGTGAATTAGCTTTTGAACTCGGTAATGGAGCGTTCTACCTTTTGAAATCGTATAAAGGTATTGAAATCAATTTAGATATGTGGTTATGTGATGTAACCAAATGGGTGTTTGGTGATTTTCCGAAAAGCATTTTCATATCTAAAGTAGAGGTTTGAAACGTTTACTTGTCGATATTGATTTAAGCGGAAGTCCAGTCCATCATATCGCACATATGCATGAAATATTATGGGATTTTCTGATGCCATTTATTTTTGATATCTACCATCGAAAATTAATTGTACCAGATCCGCTTTATCAAACCATTAAACAAGAAGTAGAAAGACTCGGATATGAAGGACGTTTTAAATAGATGGAGAGATCTAATTTTTGATCAGGAGATAATAACGGATGATTATCTCAATGAGATATTTGGTTTTTATTTTTTTCATACAGAGTGTCTGATGGATCCCGAACGAGATGTGTGCATGACCGACACAGTTAATGGTTATGGACCAGTATTAAATCCAAAAGAAAAATGAGAATAGGAATTTATGCGGGAAGTTTTAATCCGCTCCACATTGGACATGTGAACATAATCCAAAAGGCGAGTCGGTTATTTGATAAACTGATTATTGCCCAGGGAATTAATCCTGAAAAAAACAACGAGCAATGGGAGCGGGATCCACGAATCACTCACCAATATGACGGATTATTAACCGATTTCATAAATAGAATTGAAAGTGAATATGGGTATGAGGTAACATTGGTGCGTGGTCTTAGGAACTCAACGGATTTAAAGTACGAAGAAACACAACTCGCTTTCCTCAGAGATTTCAAACCAGACCTACAAGTAATCTACATCCCATGTGATACTGAATTCAAACACATTTCAAGTTCAGCAATTCGCATGTTATCACATTATGGTAAGCGAATGTACCTACCGCCAAATGAAAACACTTCTACGGAAAATTAAACAATTAGACCTACCGATTGATTTTACAAGCAGTGGGATGATAGACACATTTTATTTTGAAATGAAGAATACTTCGTTCTGCATGATCAACAAATACGAACCCGAATTACTATTTAACCCTATGCTCCGATATCATAAACTATCAAACAATTTATTCAAAACATTATGAAAAACTTTACATTGACTGATCAGCAGTTTGAAAAGTACGTTAAGTGGCGTGATGAATTAGAAAATCGAGATCCCAAATACTTCGGTGCTGCTGGCGGTGGTTATTCTTTTATTTTTACCCCGACTGGGCTTGGGGAGATAGTAACGGTTAAGCGGGATGATGGTGAGGAATTAGACCTTACCGAATGGGAGCACTGGTGATATTTATTAGTATGATCAGAGCGATTATACTTGAACATTTGCACACTTACAATAGAGTCCAAGAGTTAGAAACCAAATATAACAATGATTATTATTGTGAGTATGACGAAGAGAACGGATCCTCAATACCTGGATACGGTTCTGGTGTTGAATGTACCTCATACGCCCATTATATAGCTGATAAAGAAAATGGTTCAGTATTCGGATTCTTCGAAGATGAAAATCCCACTTCAGAAATTGCACAAGCAGCGGGAGGACACGATTTTGCTATAGTTGACGGGCGTTATATCGTAGACCCTTGGATTTCTCAGGTGGAAACCATGAGCGAACGTTGCGTTTTCGATCTTAATTCACTTGAAGATCAACCAATTATTAAAAAACTTTACGGAGATCGTTCTCGCTGGAAAAAAATGAGGTAGTCGTTCCTTGACTATTCCAGATCTTTTCTATATGGTTATTTTAAAGTAAGTAACCATGTTAAATCACAGAAAAGACGGACTATATATTTTTGATACGTTCCAGGTAGACTTTCACCTACCTAAATGGAAAACCCGCACCGATGATAATAAAAATGCATATCTACATAGAGCATTAGATCGTTTTATGTCGGAGCGTAATGGAGATGATTTTATATCTTTCTCAGGTCCTTCATTTGCAGTCGGTGCTGGTGCAACAATAACAGCGGCAGGAATTGCGGTTGGGAGTGTTTCAGGACCCCCTAAAAAGAAAAGTTGGTTTAAGCGATTGTTATCGAAAGATAAGACACCATCAATAACGGAACCAAAAGAGCCGAACTTTACTATCGAAGAGATTCCCGTGAGAAAAGAAGAAGAACCTCTTATGAGTGTGGAGGAGTTCTTTAAAAGCGTTAAGAATTCAACTGAAGAACTCCAAGTAATTGGGGATCGTATACAAAAGTATGAGGCTACTCTTGAGTATCTTAAAAAAACTGGTCAACGTGCGCTTTATGAGGATATGATTGCGAGGGTCGAGTCGCTACGTGCGGAAACGCAATTGTTGGCAATGGGTAAAACAAAATTAATCACCGAAGATCAGTTGGTGGAGTTTGCAAAAAAATGCCCAAAGGGTCTGCGCCTGGATTGGATCCAAAATTTTGCCAGGATGATTCCAGAGAAAGTAGTGAATGAAAAAATCAAAGCTGATGAGAAACATATTTTTGACAATTATGTAGTTCTGCATTATGATCCTTATAGTAAGAATACCAAACTTACTGACGAAGAAATCCAAAAGAAAAAAGACCCCATCCTTTTCGGTTTAATCGTGGGCGAAAGAAAACTTTATTACGTTGGTGATTGGATTGATGAGTATTGTGATCTGACTTTTGAAAAGATGATTGAAACTCTGGGTGAGAAGGCCATTAACGCAAACGATATCACAGCACAAATTAAGATCTGATGAAATATCTATTGGGTAGATTGACTGGTGATGTCTTAAGAATGAATGCTGGTGATGTTATAGTCAGAAGATGGTTCCGACCAGCGGAAACTTTAGACAAGGACATCGCCAGGATGTTAGATATGCGAGTAAGTCCATTTACTAATGTACCACATTCATATAAAAAGTCATGAGCACAGTCGGGAACGTTTGTGAAAAATTACTTTACATCGACCCCGTAACGAAGGTTGCTAAAAAGCAGCCGAAGAAAAAATTCATGACTTTAGAAGATGCGATTGCTGAGGCAAAACGTCTTAATTTAAAAGATCAACAAATTCACAAAGTAGTTGCCTACAAATGTTCTGTGTGCCACAAATATCATGTCGGTAAAGGGAAAAAAATATTAGAAAAGAGATGAGTGAGTTTGAGGGGGGTGTCAGGCGAGAGGTGTTTTGGTTTATGAGCGAATCCGATCACCTACATAAACTAACTCGGCTTATGGAAGGACCTTACCAAATATATTTGTCGGTCTGGCGTAACGAAGATAATCGTTATATCACAATCATTTAATACACCTCGATTATGAGAAAATTATTACGAGCACAAGGAAGTGTTATTAACGAACTTTTTGATGAGTATATGACATTATCAGATTTCATCACACCTTTAATGATGGGATTGATGAGGTTGGATAAGCCACTGAAACACCCGATGGGTTACGGAGGAATCAACGCAGGGAATTGGTATTATCATGGAAAAAATAATTGATACGTGTATCGATCTAATTCTGGAAGTAAATTACAATACGCCTGGTAATTTATTCGATGAGATATTTGAAATTTTACCTGTAGGTAGAATAACGGTAGAGGATATTGCTCCAGGAATAGGATACGATTACACAACACCTCTTCCGTTGGTAGAAGTTCTGGTTGCTTAATATTTAGTAATTATGGAACATCAATTACACTGTCTTACGGACAATTGTGATCACACATTCACCGTAACCTGGAACGATGTGTTAGATCAGAAAAAATGTCCTTGTTGTACTATCTCATATATCATCAAATATGATGAATTCTTCGTTGAGGAGGCTGGAGAGGAGTTCGACCTATTCTGGTTGGAAATAGTGAAATAAGTGGATATTTATATGTATGATCCGCAATATCATTAAAGAATCTTTAGATCAAAAATTAAACGACTTAATCCTGGTTTACCTCGACAGTAATTTTTCTGTTGAGAAGAGTCAGCCTGGCATTCCCAAAATAACTCCGAAGGGGCATGTTAATGAACCAGGAGAAAGTACTTTCGGTTACGGACGAGCAGCCAATTCTATTATAGAAACATTCGCAGTTGATAAAAAACAGGCATTAGAAATTTTAAATACCTGGATCAGATTACGAATATCTAAACCTCCGATTAAAGAATCGATCAATGACTTAGATTTTGAGTATATGATCGATGTTATTGTTATCGAACTCAAGAAAAAGGGTTATTGCACTGCAAACGTAGAAGATTCGGTGATGGCGGTAAACGATACTTCAATCATCTTGGCGGAAATTCGCATTGATCACAAAGGGAAACTCTATATAGCCTATAGAGTTTATAAAGATTATAACTATATAAATGAAGTACGATCTACTGTTTTTACCGAACAGGGTGTCCGAGGTTCTATTGACTGGGCTGATAGTTTAGCACCTCATACCAATGAAATGTTTATGTCTTTTTATAAAGCTGACCCTACCCTGGTAGATTTTATTTGTAAAATGATAAATAAGAATAATAACACTCTCGATTTTGAAGGGTTGTATGATTTCTTTAGATACGAAAGAACATTTGCCGATTATCTATCACAGGCATTCGAAATTGATAGTCCCTCTGTTAAAGATGGTATCATGTATTACTGGTTAACTCACCACGGGATTCCGAGAATTTGTAAATAGTGAAAGTTGGTGGTATATATAAAATTCGTAATACGATAAGTGATGAATGTTACGTTGGATCTGCCGAATATTTTAAAAAGCGTTGGTGGAATCATGTTCACTATTTAGATAGAAATGAACATCACTCACCTCATCTACAACGAGCGTGGAATAAGTACGGGAAAAATACGTTTATTTTTGAAGTTGTGGAAGTGGTGGATAACATTAAATTTTTAATAGAGCGTGAGCAATTTTGGATAGGTCAACTTAACCCACAATACAATGTACTGAAAAAGGCTGGTTCTTCTAAAGGATTCAAACATACTGAAGAAACTAAGAAAAAACTTAGTGAGCTAAATAAAGGTGCTGGCAATCCAAGATATGGGTATCGAGCACCAAAAAAAACACCCATAAAGACTAAAAAAAGTACATCCAGATATATTAAAAAGGGGAGAAGAGGGAAACCTATTCTTAGAATTTCTGATAATGGAGAGGTAAAAGAATATAACAGCATAATTTTAGCAGCATTAGATAATAACTCCACTCATCACGGGGGAATATCTCATGTGCTTGGTGGCAGAAGAAATAAATGGCGTGGTTTCTTTTGGAAATATAAAGACGTTTAACGATTGTCCTTGGGACCAGTTAGCCAGTGGCATTCGCTACGCCACTACTAACGAAAGAGGCCACTCATCGGAGTGGCCTTGCTTTTTATTATTTCTTTAGAATTACTTTCATAATGTAACCATCCTCTACGCCTTCAGTCCAAATGTCATGGAAGAAATAATCATAACCTCCCACATGTAACCCAAGATCCGCTGCGATCTTAGGAAAGCGTTCCGTGATGGATTTAACAATAGCTTTTGGTTTACTTAAGCCATGATATTCTGGTTTAGCGTATAGCGAATCCCAACATTGCTTACTCCACCCTTCCCAATAAACGATCTGATTATTCTCCAGGTCATTTTGAATATAAGTCTGGTACTCGTACCCGTCCCACGGATCCAATAGATCATCGTAATTAGGGGTCCCAGTATTGTATTCAGGATCTTCCGCCATTAATTTCATGGCCTCTTCTATCATATCGGTCCTCAAAGCATCGGAAAAATACCCTGCTGGTTGAGTAGATTCCTTTAATATTCTTTTAATCAACTGTTTCATATTTATAAATATGCAGATTAGACGTATATTGACCGAGCATTTGAATAAAGCCATGAAGGACTTGATGTTGGATTACCTAAAAGCTAATTTTAGTGATGCTGTCATTGATCAGGACGATGAGAGATATGTGAAGGTGTGGAACGAGGATGAAGAGGACTACAACTACTACTATTACGATGAAAGTAACGAGTTAAGATTGATAAATAGAATGGTTAATGATTTAGTTAAAATGTACGGTGCGCCTGTTTCAGAGGTATTGGAGATAGCACATGAACACGCTCGTTACTTGCGTAGCATTAATCCTCCAGGTAACTAAAGTAAGCTCTTACGAAATCCAATAACTCTCCCATTAAAGGCTCGTATTCTGGCTTTTTCTTCACAAAGTCTAATATGTGATCGACACACTTGTTGAAATCGGATGTCTGAGCATTCATGATTACAACCCCCATTTGTTCAATAGGATCTGTAACTTCTATCAGTATACCGTTTTGCATTTCTAAGATGCACCCCTTTTCCAGAGCCTCCAACGGTTCAAGGTATCTATAAAATCTCATATAAAATAAATATCTTGAAAGGGTCGGATATTTATTGTTATGCAGTTAAAGAAAATCATTATCGAACAACTTCATATCGTAAAGGAAACGGTGGCGAATTACGAAAAATTCTATCCTACTTTCGAAAAGGTTATGCGCTCAATATTCCACGAAACCTCTAACGGAGGTGCGGTAGAGATTGACCATTTCATAATATGTTTTATTCTAAACCTACAGGGTATTAGACATGAATTAGAACCTTTGGTATCTAAAAGAGGTTTGAAAAAAAAATTTACCTCTCGTATTACTGAAATTCTCGGTTTAGACGAACAAGAGGTGAATGACATACTGAAACATTTTATACATTCAGATAATTTTAAGAATAGTATTAAAGGGTTACATATTTCTCCATACAGAGTTTTATGGGGGCAATTTAAAATGAAGGGCGATATTCCAGAATCACTATTCGAGATTAGTGGTATGGATAAGAAAAGACTTGTAGATTTATTTAATTTCATAACGTCATTGGGGTGGTATCGTGATTATCACATTTCTTTTGATAATAATTCAATTAAAATCCCTATTAGACCCTTACCGAAAAAAACTATTTTTGCTCATGTGGCTGCTACTGGGGACATTCTTTTAACCCAATGGCCTAATAGCAAAGAATTTATTAAGGTTAACAGTCCTGAACAATTCAAATCAATAGCTATTCAATTAGCAAAACAATTATAATAATTCTAAAAGGGGATAGCATCATGGTAGTTTCTATTGAGGAAATCAAGGCATTAAGAGAAAAATTAGCTGAGATAAATCGAGTGGATCTTGAAAGTATTACGTTCACCGAGAATGGTGAAGTTGTTAAAATAGATCAGCGTTATATAGATGAGTGGAAGTACATCGGATTAAATAACGTGGACTTCATCTTAATGGAATTTCACAAACACGGGTTCAGTTCAAAAGAGTGTTAATAACTTTCGATTCACATACCTTGATTAACTCCTCTATTGATAGTAGAATTAATCATGGTGGAATTTTTAGATTTAATCTCTGAGCCGCTTGACGACACTTCGTTAGGCGTTTCAAAACACCCAATTTGTTACGTATATGACATATTACCCTTCTGGAGAGTAAGGACGGATGGAACAGGTGAATACATGTGGGAGAATACTTTATGCTAATTCGTGGATATTTATAGCGTATACGCTATAAATTGATGAAGATTCAAAATATACTTTTAGAGGCGGTTATAGACACCCTGGATACTCTTACTGATAATCAGAAGAAGATCCTTAGAATCATACATAAACAGTTTGGTGGTGATAATTTGGAGGATCCGATCAGGGCATCTGACGTGTTTCATTATTTAGATGAGGAGCTTGGATTCGATAAATACGAGGCGGCTAACACATTCCAAATTTATATTCAGAATTACCAGGTATTATTTTCGGACACGGTTTTAATTAACACCGCTCCGCTTAACGGATGGGTCTTATATTCCTTAATCATACCGAAGTTCAAAGAAATGGCTACACAGTTAGAAGGTGGGGGTTGGAAATACCTTAACGACGATTGGGGGTCATTTCAAAATAGAAGTCGTGATCAATATGGAAATAGCATATTTCTGACCTTAATGGTTACTGACGACAAGACTGGCCTTCAATTCAACTATAAAATGGGTAACGGTAATACTAAACGTTTTCCATTACCGAAATACCGTGGCGAAGTTACCGAGCAAAAAATCGAAGAGTATTTTAAAAACGTGGTACTATCTGAATTTTTTAAACTAAGAAGTCAATTAGGAAGTAAGCGGTAATCCCTTCATATAGTTGAAGGCATTAATCATCTCAACATCCTTAGCATTTATTCCGTCAGGTAAGGTAAATCCTAATCTATCCAGGCATTGGTCCACCAGCGACCTGTTAAACCCGAAATCTAAACCAGTTATCTCGTAGATCGATTGTAGGGTTTCTATGAAAATGATTTTCCGTAGATGGATCAAAGATTCATATTGTCGTACACGCCAGCCAGCATCGGATATCTCAGCTAACTGTCTAAGTTCTTTGTTGTAGGTCCCGATTAAATATTCAATTCCTGGGTTATATGAAAGGTGTTTCCTAACGTGTTTTAGTATCCTATCCATCACACAAAATTAAGCAATAGCCTTGAAAAAGTCAATTAGATGCCTATTTATTATTATGAAACTACAAGGTATTATTAGACGAGTTTTAGAAGAACAAAAAGCAAAAAAAGGATACGACTTCGGTTGTGTGATGCTGTTCTTCGAAATCCCAGAATGGAAAGATGTAATTTCCATGATAGATCCAGCGGATCTATACAAACCAGAAGAATCGCAATTCGGATTAGAGCACGAACCACATATTACAATTCTATACGGGCTACATTCTAACGAATTAAATGATCAGGAGGTTATGGATACTATCAAGCAATTTACGGCACCTGAAGTAATGCTGCAAAGCATTTCCACCTTCAACAATCCAGAATATGATGTCGTTAAATTTGATGTTGTTGGAGAACAGTTACACGAAATGAATGCGGCATTAAAGCAATTTCCATTCACAACGAACTTCCCAGATTATCATCCCCACACAACGATAGCATACGTAAAACCAGGATGCGGATCCAAATATCATGATCTCCTGGAAGAACCGATTGTTTTAAAACCATCTAAAGTGGTTTATAGTAAACCAGACGGTAATAAAATTTTTGATTACCTGGAAGTAGATGAAAGAGATTAAAGAACAAATTGTAGCTTTTAGATACACACTTGGTAAGCCAGGGGTGTCCATTCCCGCATTTAATGATCCGTTACATCCTATTAAAATGTTACTGGATATTTCTGGTGATTTCACCCACCCAGCGTTTCAGGTTGGTAGAAAAGAATACATTATCAAGATTCACTAATATTTATTAGTATGAAACGTAAAATCAAAATTACAGAAAATCAACTTCGCATAATCACCGAGTCGGTCCATCAGGATCAGGAGGTGATAACTGAAGGTTGGTTACAAAATATTGCAGCAGCGGTGGCGATGTTAGCTGGTGTAGCTACCTCTTCAGCGCAAAGCATGGATAAACTACCTTATTCACCAGAAAAACTGGGTCAGTTGAAAACTGCTATGGAAAATCCACAAGTGATTTCTCAACTTAAAAAAATGGGTGTTGAAGATAATAACATTCAAAAGGCTATTGATCGTTTAGAAGATGCTGACTCTGTTCGCTATCGTGATATCACAGTAAAAAACGAGAAACAGGTTCAAAGTTTACTACGTGCTGGTTATCATTTGACCAGTGTAGATGTTGATACCATTTTCAAAGAGGTAGCTCATAAAACTGTTGTTGAGAGATATGAAATTAGCTTGGATCTTGGAGAGAACTTCGGATCTGGTAGTTTCGAATTTATGGGTAAGCAAGCACTGATTGATACCGTAACAGCAATGTCTAAGGATGGTGCGATTGTAAATGTTCTAATCGAATCATCTACCGATAAACAGAGATTGAGTTCTCGCCTGGAGCAAAAATTAGCATCTATGGGTTACAAAGAAGGTGGAAACGCAGCTTTATCTCACGCTCGTAATGACCAGGTTAAAAAGACTCTGATCGATATGGGTATCAGCGATACTATCATGTGTCAGAACTTTAAAGTGGAGCAAGGTAGTGGTGTTGCTGGGCAATCAGAAAAGATCGTTGATAGTTCCGCTCGATACGTAAAGGTATTTATTGATATCGTTAAAGACGTGGAAGAAGAGGAAACACACCCAGAAGTTAAATCAATAAACAAAACATATCACATGTTTAATGCCACAGCGGTGAATAAACCGAGCGGTACCTATCATTTTAAGGGTAAAAATTCAAGAGTTAAAAAACTTGGTAAGTTGCCTGGGAAGAAATATAGTAACTCTGGTGTTAGATGTAAAATGCCAGGGCATTAAAAAATTAAGGCGAGAAAATTCTCGCCTTTTTTATTGTGCTCCGTCAAACGTACAATAATTTTTTTGTCTATCCCCAATGTTAGATGCTTGCATTATTGATGCGACACTACAAGCTCCTCGCTTAAAGTTTTTATCAAGTAAGATGTTATTATGTAAGGGCGATTTTTTCCAGAGTTCCAGTAGTTTCTGAACGTTAGGGGGACTTCCTCCTGTAGTTGCAACGCACTCACCCCATATATCATACTTGGCCGCTCTCACCTTAAATGACTCTTCAGTAAAATCCTTCACATCGATGGACTCATCGTGTCCAGAAGTCATAGCAAAAGCCTGGTAGGTCGAATGGTGTTTACTTCCATCGTATAGTTTCTGATCCCACTCCAACGCTTTTCTACCTTTAGATTTACGATATTCATTTATCAACCCAAAAAGTTCTTTGTCGAGTTCTTCATAATATTTTAAAGTGGCTTGACGTGTGGAATCGTATGTAACTTCCGTTTTCTTAACAGTAACATTCACCGAGGTTTGTCCCCAGGTTAAAACGGCTAACAATAGCCCTAATGTCAATAATACAGTCCTCATAGTTTGCGTGTATACAAAGGTTATACCAACAAAGATAGGAAAAGGTTACAAATTATATGCGAAAATATCTAAAACATTCATTCTCACTGGTATTATGTAATTACATATAATCAGAGGTCCCCGAAAACCGCCCAACTCTTTCCATGATTATCTGGATATCCACCTCATTTATGGAATCCCCCTTATCAATATTCTTCCTCCAATGCAGGAACTGTAAGTTGGTAATATCTCCAGCGATCTCAGGGGGAATGTCATTGTAATAGCACCACGATATCGGACATATGTGATCTAAATGATATTTTCTAAACCCCCTTTTATCACTGTTCTTTAAACTTTTGATCGGTTGACTTTCAGTAATGATCCACACACGAATGTAATAGATCTTTTTATCTTGGTTCTTAATTGATTTGACCTTCGCTCTAATTTTGGGAAACTTTCTCAAAAGTGCGTTGATAATTTTTGTCTTAAGCGGATCCTTATCTGAAACTTTTCTCGACTTCTTTTTCTTTTTTCTCTTTCTCGACATCCCAGATAAATATCCCTGGGATTGACTATTTGAATATGATTACATAGAATTGGGCATGGACAAATTTATAAATGATAAAATTTTCTTACCGATGAAGGATCATTTTGGTTGGCAGTATTCTCAGTTTGTAATGATGTACCCAATACCATTTATAGTTTTGACGAAGAGGATTGAGGAGGGGTATAATTTGAAGTTTACCTGATATTTATTTGAAAAGCTAAGAAAATGGTTCACCCGAAATTACGTAATATCATCCGCAAGACACTGGATCGTATGTTCCAGGTTACTATCGAAAGACCCACAGACACCGAGCCTACGTTCAAAACACATCACGGTGATAAAGTTGGTAGGAGTACGATTACATCTACTTTAAAAGATATGTTGGGAGATATTAGTACGACAGAAATAGAACATGTAATTCAAGAATGGGAAGGAGAGAATGTTAAGCGTTTGACGGATCTTCCTGCGGATTTACAAAAGAAGATTAAGGAGTATTTCCATGCGTTCTACAGTGAGATGTACGAGGCATTGGTGGATTCGTTTGGAGGTCGCCATAAAGATTACGCAGATTATCTTTCCAATATCCACAAAAAGATGAGTACAGGGAGGACCGCCTACAGCAGTAAAATGGTCCACGACATCCAGGGAGAATTCGGGTCAAAAATCCCAGCATTGGCTATTGGAACATTGTTTTTAGAGTACCTTAGTTCGGGTGGTAAAATCGACTAAGTTTCCCAAGAATTACAACTATTGTAATTTAATTCGACAAAATCAAGTAGGGGTTTGACTCCTTTTTTCCACATTTTATATGTTAAAAACTATATTTCGTGTCTTTCTTGAGAGGCATTGTAAAAATACATAGTTTTGCCTTGTTAAGATGTCGGTACGTATAGCGTTTCCGCAAAGATTTGGTCAAAAAGCAGCCAGGTGATGGCCTGGGAATCGTTGTCTGGTTGCTGATCGAATTCATCCCTTTCGAGATATTTATAGGTATGTCTACGGCTGCTCAATATAAAAATATTGTTCACTTTTTACTACGTAAATACGATATAAAAGTGCTGAAGTGGTTCAAGACTACTAATTGCACCGCATACGCTTTTATTGATCATCGTGAGGTTATGATTCCAGAGCCGAAATCCCTAAAAGCCTTTCTTTTTTGCCTTCACGAAATCGGTCATATTATTACAGGAAAGAAGAAGTATAATTTCTTAATGGAATATCACGCAGAAATGTTTGCGATTACTGAGGCAATGAAATATGGGTTCTATAGCGAAAGCTACGTTAAAGGGGCTAAAAAGTATGTCCTGGACTATTTAAAAGAAGATCTTAAAGCTAATAGAATCACAATTGACCGAGTTCCCAAAAAAGTTATGCGATTCGTCAAAAAAAGTTGACCAAACTATTGACTTCTTTGTATTCATAAAGTATGGTTAATATAGAGTTTTGGTTTTTTATAAGTTAGTGGTTTAATTGGTTAAAAAAGTAAAAGGTGGATTGGTAAGATCCACCTTTTTCATTTTGGGAATTGACGTTAAGATGCCTTCTTAGGCATTAATCAACTGTAATTTGGTATTGTGGTTTAAAGACTAATACCATGCCAAAGGTACTATGAAAATCTCATATAACAATGTAAATCTCTATTATTTTTACGTCAATCCCTTGATTAGTCATAATTTTGGCGTTGTTTATCCCCTAAAAACCCCTATTAGTCCATTAATTATGGATATTAATAGCCAAATTTCCCCATAAATCAAGTCATTTACTAAGTCTTTTTGTCAAGTTAATAAACTTGGTAAGTACTTGCCCAAGTATGTGTGGAATTTGTCCAAGTAACTTGGGGAGTTTTGAGTATCTTTGTCTACAGAATGATTAGTGAGCCAAGAATGAATTCAACAATTTACCTAAAATCGGTCGGGAAAGTCCTAAACCCATTTGACAAAATCAAATTTAGTTCGGATCAATTAGTACGTTTTGAAGTTACGTATTATGGCGCATTGGAGAAACGATCTAAAACTTTTCACTTTGAAGGGAACGACTTTAACACCACTTCAGCGAAGTATATAATATTATATCTTAAGTCAAAACACAATAATCAACGCTATCCTACTTTCGATACTCAATAGTTTTTATTTCATCCAAGTATTTATAAAGGATGAAACACATTATCAAAAGAATTTTAGTTGAGCATCAAATAGAGTTGCATTTTCCTCCAGACGAAGAGCTACAAAAGTATATTCGCCAACTTCTTCAGCAATTTGAAGTTTCGGATTTTGATTCTACCATTCCTTCTTCCGTTGACGACTTGTATGGAGAAGTGGTAGATTATTTAAGATCTAATGAAGATGGGTTTCAAGTAACCGATCAACTAAAATCTTTAGAGATAGCCAGGTTTTTTATCAAGGAACATTATCCATATGGGATGAATCTCGAAGTGTTTTTAGGTGAATTATACAGACCACACGATGATAGTATGAAGGATCTTCTATACTCTTTATTAGGAGAGAACGATGCTTCACAGTGTTATGAAACCAGTAAAACAATTGCTGACGTTGCCAACGACATGGCGTATATAGATTATTACCAGGAACCATATGATGAAGATGATGAGGATGCGGAAGGCGAATGGATTTCGTGTCATGTTAGATCTTCGTGTTATGGTGTGTACATCAACGATCCTAATGATCGTGGGTGTGTTTTAGAAGATAACATCACCTCCCAATTTTTCGAGTATCTTGATGAAGAGGTTGAAAGTTGGTTTAGAGAATATTGTAATACTGACATCTACCAAGTTTCTCTTGGCTTAGTTAACGACCTCGGTTGGTCCCTGGCTAAAGCGAAAAATGTAAAACCATATCAGCAGTTAATCAAGTTTCGTGAAGAATTCAAATACTTCCTTAAAAACAAACTTGATGATAGGATCCGTGAATACGCACGAAAGTATTTAGAATACGTTGAAGGCAATTCTTCGTTTGAAATCAATTGGAAAGGAGAATAAAACTTCTCCGCACCTATTGACTTTTCGGTTTACATTCCATATTTATTATTCACAGAGATAAACTTCATTAATCGTTTCTAATGGTTGATAGAAGAATCAGTAAGTAATAATCCATGGACACGGACAGTTGTAGGTATGACAAAAGAAAGAAAAGCAGCACTATCACTGATGGCGGGGATGTTCTTCCTTCCGCTGGGTTACGATGTCCTAATGAAAATGATCCTGGATATTACGGGTTCGTATTGGACTACCATAGGAATTTTTTATTGCCTATCAGCTTTTTTCTTTGGGTTACATTTTTACTTTTCCAATTCTAATCCATTTAAGGCCATTACAGCCCGTTTCAAGCGCAAACAAGGCTAAGACCATATTTATTAAGAAAGTTCTTCCTATTGAGAATTTTCATAGTAAAAACGGCAACCTGGACAGCAGACTTTACCAACGAGTCATTTGAACCGAATCGGATGATCTTACAACACAAGTATGTTCATTCCATTCTAAATTCGCTGCGACTAATCATTCCAATAAACAATGATAAAATCTTCTTTGATTTCAACAGTGGGGTTTGGACTGAATTTGATTTAATGGATTTGGTATCTTTTAGACAAGTGCTACGTTATCTCACAAACTATGTGGAAGAAGTTTATGGTGTGGATCCTGAAACTTCTAAACAAATCGCACTTTTATTCCTGGATAAGTAAAAAAGCATCGTAGGTTTACTATACTCGTCAATTATCACCACTCAGCCTTCAGGTTAATAATCTATTCTCGTACAAGGTTCGGAGGTATTATTTTATATTATGAGATCTCTCCCCACTAACGAGCCTACGATGCTGACTAATCTTACACTCATTTTAAATTTAGTCAATACTTGACAATAAAAAAATTGTTGTGTACTCTATTGTAAAAACTAACCAAGTTTCAGGCTGGTGGGTTAATCCACCTAAAGCTGTAAGTGTTTCAAACTATTGTTAAGTATTCCATTGTTATGGTTAATTTTTTAGGGGCGTGTAGCCCTTTTTTTTATTCATCGAAATATTTATCAGTATACGATGAACACTAACGATGAGAGGAAAAATCAAAAAGATATTGCGTGAATCGCTTGGCGATTTAGTAAAAAGTAGCTTGGGATCCCAATACGAAAAGTTAGTTACAGAAAATTT